CGGACGCGCCCACCGGGCACTTCGAGCCCGCTACGCCCCCTTCGTGGCCTCTGGCAAAGCACTTTGCGCCCGCTGCTCCCTGCCGATCACCCCCGATGAGCCTTGGGACCTCGGTCACGACGACCTTGACCGCTCCCGCTACACCGGCCCCGAGCATCGTCGCTGCAATCGCGCCACAGCCGGCCGACACCGCAAGTCCCGGAGGTGGTGATGAGCGATACCCCCGTTGAAGACGCCGTTCGGGCTGACCTCAAGGAACTCGACTCAGTCTCTTCTGCCCTCGGCGCCTCTGCGATCTCCCTCGCCCGCGAGATGGACGCGAGGAACTCGGCCACGTCGAAGTCGATGTGCGCCAGGGCCTTGATCGAGACCCTCGACCGTGTCCGCGAGATCGCAGAGGAACGCCCCAAGGAGGCCGACCCGGTTGACGAAATCAAGTCTCGCCGTGACGCCCGAAGGGCTCAACGGGCAGCAGCGTCCTCGAGTTAGCTCGGTCCCCGAATCCGCAGACTCGACGACCGGGGATGACGCGGTCGAACTTTGCGAGATGGCCGGCCTCCACCTCGACCCCTGGGAAGAGCTGGTTCTCCGCGAGTCGCTCGGTGAGCGGGCGGACGGCAGATGGTCCGCCTTCGAGGTTGGCCTCATGGTCAGCCGCCAGAACGGCAAGGGGGCAATCCTTGAGGCTCGGGAGCTGGTCGGCCTCTTCCTTCTCGAGGAGGAGCTGATCCTCCACTCAGCCCACGAGTTCAGCACCTCGATGGAGCACTTCGCCCGGGTCCGCGACCTGATCGAGGGGACTCCCGAGTTCGACCGCAAGGTCAAGGCCGTTCGCACGGCCAACGGGAAAGAGGGCATCGAGCTGAAGACGGGCCAGCGCCTGCAGTTCAAGGCGCGGACCAAGGGCGGCGGGAGAGGATGGACTTCCGACCTCGTCATCTTCGACGAGGCCATGGACCTCCCCGAGGCGTCCCATGGCTCGATCCTGCCAACCGTCTCCGCCCGCCCCAACCCGCAGGTTTGGTACGTCGGCTCCGCGGTGGACCGCTGGGTCCACCAACACGGCGTCGTCTTCTCTCGTATCCGCGAGCGGGGCCACAAGGGCGGCGATTCCGCTCTCGCTTACTTCGAGTGGTCAGCCGATGCAAGCAACCCCGAGGACGTGGACACGAAAGACCGCGATCTCTGGGGGCAGGCGAATCCGGCTCTCGGAATCCGGATCAGCGAAGAGCACATCGCCTACGAGCTGCGCTCCCTCGATGCCAGGACTTTCGCGGTTGAGCGGCTCGGGGTAGGCGACTGGCCTCCGACTGACGGTTCGATCCAGCAGATCATCAGCCCCGAGCTCTGGGCGTCGTGCGTCGACACCCACTCAGAAGCCGAGGGCCTCGTCACCTTCGCGGTGGACGTCACCCCCGACCGCTCAAGAGCCTCCATTGGCGTCGCCGCCGGGAGGAAGGGCGGCGGCGACCATGTCGAGGTCGTCGACCGCCGGGAGGGAACCGGATGGATCGTCGACCGCATGGTCGAGCTGGTTGAACGTCACGACGCCGGCCCCTCCGTACTGGACAAGGCTGGACCAGCCGCAGTCCTTCAGGGGCCGCTCGAGCAACGAGGAATTGAGGTGAGGCTCTTGTCGGCCAACGAATACGCGCAGGCTTGCGGGAGCTTCTACGACGCCGTTGACCAGCGCACCCTCCGCCATCGAGGCCACCCCGACCTCACCTCCGCCGTCAAAGGCGCAGCAAAGCGCCCTCTGGGTGACTCCTGGGCCTGGTCTCGCAAGTCCTCGGGCGTCGACATCTCGCCCCTCGTCGCCTGTACCTTGGCTCACTACGGCTCCAAGGCGGGTGCTCCCCTCGACCCCGACCTCTACAAGGTCGAGGCTCTCTAGATGCGCTCCGCCATCCGCAAGCTTCGCAAGGAGACCGTCGTGGTCCACATCCATAACGGGACCTCCATCAAGGGCATCCTCCGTTCGACACACCGCGACGGAGTCATCCTCAGCCACGCATCCGACCTCGACGAGGGCGTGGCCCTCAAGGGTGAAGTGGTCGTCCCCCGCGAGATGATCGACTTCTACCAGGTGGAGGTCTCTTGACCTCCCTCCTGACAGCGGATGGCCGGTTGCTTCGGAAGGCGGGTCCCTCGGGTTCGTTCCCGGTCAGCACCTACGGCTTCGGCGGTGGCGGCAGCTTCGACGGCGTCTGGACCGACCGCAGCGAGGACGAGGGCGAGACCGCCGCGCTGATCTCCTACTCGACGATCTACGAGACCCAGCCCGTCGTCGCTGCGGCGGTCAACAAGCTCACGCGACAGGGTTCCACGCTCCCGCTGAAGGTCTACCGCCGGAACGCGAACGGCGACAAGGAGCGGGTGACGTCCGGTTCGCTCGTCGACCTTCTCTCCTCGCCGCTCCCCCGCCGCGGCCCTGTCCACCTCAAGCAGTGGGTGCTGATGCCGCTCCTCACCCACGGGAATGCGATCCTGGCGAAGTACCGAGAAGAGCCCGACGGTCCGCCCACAGCCCTCCTACCCGTCGACTGGACCTGCGTCGAGGCATACGCCCCGCAGGGTGGCTACGTCGAGTGGTGGGCGACCACCCAGACGGGTCAGCAGCGTTGGCTTCGCGCTGAGGACACGATCCACTTCGCCTGGGAGTCTCCGAACGGAGAGATCGGCGTCTCACCGCTGAAGCAGCTCACGACGACGATCCAGATCGAGGACGCCGGCCAGCGTTACCAGCGGGCGATGTTCAAGAACTCCGCCCGACCGACCGGGGCGATCGAGGTCCCCGAGCCCGCCAATGGCAAGCCGCTCCCTCCCGAGATCCGGGCTGAGATGCGCGCCGACATAGACCGCCTCTTCTCCGGGATCGAGAACGCAGGGCGTCCGGTGCTCCTGCAGGGCGGTGCGGCGTGGAAGGCCATGTCCCATACCGCGCATGAAGCCCAGCTCATCGCTCAGCGCAAGCTGAACCGCGAGGAGATCGCGATGGTCTACGACCTTCCAGGGCCGCTCATCGGGGATCTCGAGCACGGCACCTACTCGAACGTCACGGAACTGAACAAGCAGCTCTACAAGTCGGTCTTGCGACCGTGGCTGACGCTCAAGGAAGAGACCATCCAGGCCCAGCTCATCGACCCCGAGCCGGAGTGGGAGGGACTCTTCGTGGAATTCGACATGGGCGAGGTGCTCCGCGGGTCCAAGGTCGAGGAGATCGCAGCCGCAGTTTCCAGCTTCACTAACGGCTTGATGACGCTCAACGAGGTTCGCAGTGTGCTCAACCTCCCGCGCGTCGACATCCCCGCCGCCGATCAGCCCCACATACCGGCGAACAACATGCAGCCCCTTGGGGCGGACGGTCCCGCACTCCCAGCGGGTCCAGAGCCGTCCGCCCCTGACGCGTAGCCAAATACCCCCTGCGGTCGTCCGTCCGGGACGTAAAACCGCGTATCCCCCACAGGAGGAACAACCTATGGCCGAAGAGGTCATCCCTACCGCTACCCAGACGACCACAACCCCTGAGCCCGAGAAGACGGTTCCCTATGACCGCTTCAAGCAGGTCAACGACAAGGCCGCCGAGCAGGCTCGTCAGCTCGCCGAGCTTCAGGGCAAGCTCCAGGAGCTGGAGGACCGCGACGCCTCCGAGGTCGAGAAGGCGACCAAGGCCGCCCAGCGGGAGGCCGAGAAGGCGCAGGGACTTGAGGCCCAGCTTCAGGAGACCCGAGACCAGTTCACCCGCCTGGAACGCAGTCAGTGGGTGCGCAATGCCGCATCCGACGCTTCGTTCATCGACTCCCAGGATGCCCTCGGTCGCGTCAACCTCGCGGAGATCGAGAGCGAGGCGGATGCCAAGAGGGCGGTCAGGAGGATCGCGGAGAACGCCTCTCACCTCGTGCGCCAGGAGACCCCCTCGCCGCAGATCGGCCAGGTGCTCCAGAACGGCCAGGCAGTCCCCCCGCAGACAGCGACCCCGCAGGCTGGCACCCCCGTCAACGAGGCCGACGAGAAGTTCCTCGCCGACCTCAAGGCGGCCTCCGGCGCCGGTTGGGTCTCAGCGGGCACCGGCCTTCTCGACGACTAACCACCTTGGGGCAACCTGCCCCGACCCACCACCAGGGCTTCGTCTCCGGGACGTAAAGCCGCGTACCGCCCTGGCTCCCAAGTACCTCAACCAACAAGGAGCCAGTCATGGCCAACGCAATCCCTCTTCTCGAGGGCACCGCTGCGTCGGGCGGATACCTCGTCCCGGCGAACAACGTCCCCGGAATCACGTTCGAGCGTGGTATCCAGCGGCTCTCCGCCGTCGCCGGCATGCCGGGTCTTCGGATCCGACAGGTCACCGGCAAGCAGGAGACGTACACCGACTACGTCGGCCGCCCCACCGTCGCCACTGTGGCGGAGGGTGCTGACAAGCCGGCGACCGGCGCCGAGCTCGCGCAGGTCACTCTGGACATCAAGAAGGCCGCCGGTCTCGTGATGTTCACGGAGGAGCTGATCGAGGACGCAGGTCCCGATCTCCTCCAGCGGATCGACGTCGACATTCGCGCGGCGTTCGCGGACTACATCGACACCAACGCTCTGGGGCGCAACAGCTCCGGTGCGATCGTCGGTGCGTTCAACTCGGAGCTGTCGGAGACGACGCAGACCCAGGAGCTCGGTACCACGGGTGACGCGATCGCTCTCGCCATCTCCAAGGCGATGGGCAAGGTCGAGGCCCAGGGCTACAACCCGACGGGGATCATCCTCGCCGCCGACGGTCGTGGCGCCCTGCGCGACGCCCGCAACGCGGTGGAGACGACCGCTCCCGTCTACGCCCCGGGCTACTCGCAGCCGCCGGACAGCCTCTACGGGCTGCCCATCCGCTACACCTCCAACCTTCAGCCGTTCGCTACGGCCGCCGGTGCGGGTGTGGTCAAGGCCATCGTGGGTGACTTCTCCCACGCGCTGCTCGGGATCCGCAACGACATCCGGCGGAAGGTCTCCACGGAGGCCACGGTCAACGTCAGCGGCACCGACCATCGCCTCTGGCAGCAGAACAAGACGGGCGTCCTCTGGGAGACCCGCGTGGGCTTCGTCGCTCACGATCTGAACAAGGCGTTCTGCGCCATCGTCGACGCCTCGTAAGGAGGGGTTCTACATGGCTGCCAGCAAGGCCAAGAAGGACGATCCGGTCGTCAGCACCGAATCGGTCAAGGACGAGAGCTATCCGGAGGGCACCCACCCGCCGCATCCGCTTGAGGACTTGACCTACTCGGTCAACCGCCTCGTCTACAAGGACAACCCCGACAAGCCCGACCCGAGCTCCGTCGCTCAGGTCCAGGTCGTCGAGGACTAAGGCAGAGGGGCCGCCCCTGCTCCCCCCGTGGGGGCGGCCCGACTTGCCTGAAACGGAGGCGCTTGTGCTCGTAACTGTTGAAGAGGTGCGGGCTGCACTCGACGGCCACGACGATCTGTCAGACGATGAGATCACCGATGCCATCGAAACCGCGACTGAGTTGATCGAGAGCCTCTGCGGAGTCTCGTTCACATCGACTGAGACCACGGAAGCGCTCTCGGGCAACGCCACCACGGTCCTGACTCCGAGCAAGGCCAGGATCACCGAAGTCAGCGCGGCAAGCATCGATGGCACAGCGCTGACCACCGGGGACATCGTCCTGACCTCTGTCGGCCTCTACTACGCGAGCGGCTGGACTCGCGGCGTGGGGAACGTTGCGATCACCTATACCCACGGCTACGAGGAGACGCCTCTCCCTGTGAAGCGAGCCGTCATCCGCCTCGCATCCCACTACCTGCTTCCCGATCCGAGCAACTACTTCGAGCGAGCGTCATCGCTCACAACAGAAGACGCCACCTACGCCCTTGAAACGCCCGGAAGAGGAGTCGCTACGGCCATCCCCGAGGTGAACGCTGTCGTCAGCCTGTACCGATACGACGGGCCAGTGGTCTTCTAGTGGCGTCCTCCAAGATCCCCGCGATCACCGACTACCTCCTCGACATCTGGGAGAACACCGCCGACCTGACCGGCGTGGAGATCGCCGACGCTGAGGCATCCGAGAGTGCCAAGGAGTGGGTCGTCGTCCTCGGTGCCAAGTCGACCCGTGACTGGCGCTCTCTCGGCAACCCACCCACTCCCCTGACGGAGAACTTCAGTATCACCTGCGACGCCGCCTGCATCGCACTCGGCAAGAAGACCTACGCCGAGGCCAAGACCCGCGCCTACGAGCTGCTCTTGGCCGCTGAGAGCGCCGTACGAGACGACGTACATCTCGGCGGCCTGGTCCAGCACTGCAAGGTCTCCTCCGCCGAGCACCGCTTCCAGCCCGTCGACAAGGGCAAAGCCTGCGCCGTCCGCTTCGTCATCGAAGGCAAGACGCGCATCTAAACCGGGGCTGACGCCCCTTCAACCCGAAAGGAGACCTCCGAATGCCCGAGGTCATCTATGACGGCCCGTTCCCGGGGGTCGAGTTCACCGACTCCGCGACGGGGCGTCAGCACACCGCCGAGAAGGGCAAGCCCGTCGAGGTCTCCAAGGAACTCGCGGCCTCCCTCTGTGAGCAGTCCGACATCTGGCGTCTCGCCGGCAAGAAGAAGTCAACCGCGGCCGAGGCTGCAGAGGAGAAGGAGTAAGTCATGGCCGGATACGCCGGAATTGACGCACAGCTCGGCTTCAAGACCGAGACCACCTACGGAACGCCGGTCACGGTTGACACGTTCGCGGAGTTCGACTCCGAGAGCCTCACCCGTCAGCAGCAGTTCCTGAGCTCGACTGGCCTCCGCGCAGGGCGCCGGTCCCCCTCGATCAAGCGGCACAACGCCACGACCCGAGGCGTTGGCGGCAACATCTCGATGAAGGTCCCGACCAAGGGCTTCGGCAAGTGGCTCAACCTCCTACACGGCAACACCGTGACGCCGGCGCAGCAGGCCGCCACGACCGCCTACCTGCAGACGCACAACATCGGCACGACCCCGACCAAGGGCAAGTCGATGACGGTCCAGGTCGGCAAGCCGTCCACCAACGGCACCGTTCAGCCGTTCACCTACCAGGGCTGCAAGCTGACCAGCGCGACGTTCTCCTGCGACCTCGGCGCCGAGCTCATGGCGAGCCTCGACGTGGACGGCCAGGACGTCGTGACGGCCACGGCGCTGGCGACCGCCTCCTACCCGTCCGGCGTGGGGTCGTTCGACTTCACGGAGGGCACGGTCACGGTTGGCGGGTCCTCGATCGGCCTCGTCAGCTCGTTCTCGCTGACCTGCCCGATTCCGCTCAAGACCGACCGCTACGGCATGGCCGCATCGGCGCTCAAGGCGGAGCCGCTCGACAACGACTACCTGCGCCCCACCGCGAACCTCGCCCTCGAGTTCACCGATCTCGCGGGCTACAACATGTTCGCCAACGGGACCGAGGTCGCAGTCGTCTGCGACTTCCAGGGCGCGACGATCGCCTCCACCTACAAGGAGCAGTTCAAGATGACGCTCGCGGCCTGCAAGGTGGTCGGCGAGACGCCGACCGTGGGTGGTCCCGACGTTCTCTCGGTCACGACCCCGGTCGAGGTCTACGACGACGGCACCAACCCGCCGGTCAAGATCGAGTACCAGAGCACGGACACCACGCTCTAGGTGGCCAACGAGATCCGCATCCGGATTGACGCCTCCCCAACCTCGGCTCAATTCCGGGTCGTCAAGCGCGAGCTGAACGCCCGGCTCCGGGCGGGGATGGTGAAGGGGGCGGAGAAGTATGCGCTCCCCAAGGTGCTTCAGCAGGCACCGAGCGTCGTCCGCCCCTACCTGACCGTCAAGGCGGCGGTCACGAAGGGGGCCTACATCACGACGCGCGGCCCCCGTCAGGGGGATCGGATCACCGGCCTCCTGAACTACGGAGGCGTCGTCAAGGCCCCCATTCGCCCGCAGGAAGCCGAGGCCCTCGCGATCCCCGGCGTCGGTCTCAGGGCGGCCGTCACGGGCCCTCGCCACTACAGGGGCCAGGGGTTCATCCAGAAGGGCGTACTCGCAGCTAAGCCCGGCCTCGAGGACGCAGTGCTCGAGGAAGTCATGGACAGCTTCGGCGACCTCGCCGTGGCGGAATAGAGAGGAACGCCCGAGTGGCACCAATCAAGATCCAGACCGCCTACCTCCCCGTCGAAGTCGAGTTGTGGGGGGCGGTCTATGAGACGGTTGACCTCACCGCGGCCCAGGCCGAGCAGGAGGCGGAGTTGTATGCCGACGCGCTTGCTACTGACGATGAGGAAGAGGCGGTTGCCGTCTGGGGCCGCTACCTCGACCTGATCCTCAAGCCGCAGGAGGGCACCAAGAAGGTCTCCACCGCGCTCAAGCGCGAGTTCAAGGCCGGTCGCATGACCTCTCGCCAGGTCGTCGGCATCACCCTCCAGGTGAAGGCGGCTGAGCAGGGCGAGACGGCCAAGGTTCTGCAGAAGCTGGCCGCAGGACGCCCTATCTGAGAGTTCCTGAGCCCGAGCGCCAGGAGCTCTACATCCTCCGCCGCTACTTCGGCATCAACGCCCACGAGGCCAAGTACGTCATGCCCAGATGGGAGCGCGAGATGCTGATCGAACAGTTCATCAAGGACCAAGATGGCAGCTAGGACGCGCGTCTACATCGACGCCTCCGCCGAACAACTGGAGGCTGAGATCAGAAAGGCCGAGCGCGCCCTGGAGCGCCTCGGCCGCGAAGGCACAGAGAACGGCCGGCAGGCCGCGAAGGGCATGGGGACGGCGACCCTCGCCACCTCCAAGTACGCCCGTGCAGCAGCAGGAGCAGCCACCGTCACCTCACGGGTCGGGAGTGCTGCAAGGACCGCGGCTCCCTATTTGGGAGCCGGACTTGCTTTGGGACTCGCTAAAGCCGTCGCTGAGGCACGGGAGGCGGAGAAGGCGCTCGCTCAGACCGAGGCGGTGATCAAGTCAACGGGGGGTGCGGCGAACGTCACCGCAGACGACGTCGCAAATCTCGCCAACTCGATCAGCCTCAAGTCGGGGATCGACGACGAGGCGATCCAGTCAGGCGAGAACCTGCTCTTGACCTTCAAGAACATTCGTAACGAGGCGGGCAAGGGCAACGACATCTTCAACCAGTCGACGCAGGTCATCACCGACATGTCGGTCGCGCTGGGACAGGACCTCAAGTCCTCCGCCATCCAGGTCGGCAAGGCCCTGAACGACCCCACAGTCGGTCTCACGGCGCTGCAGAGGGTGGGCGTCACCTTCACCGAGCAGACCAAGGACCAGATCAACACGCTGGTCTCGCAGGGCAAGACGCTCAAGGCTCAGAAGATCATCCTCAAGGAGCTGACCTCCGAGTTCGGCGGCTCCGCAGCCGCCCAAGCCGACAGCTTCGACAAGCTCAAGGTCTCCGCCGAGAACTTTGCCGAGTCGGTCGGCGGCGAGGTCATGCCGACGCTTACCGACATGTCGGACGAGCTGTCGAAGATCCTCTCCGACAAGCACATGACAGGGGATCAGCGTGTCGACGCGCTGGGCAACTTCTTCGAGGAGTGGGCGGGGAAGGGGATCGACGCCCTCGAGGACGCCGCCCCTGAGATCGCCCACACCGGAGCGGTGATCGCCAAGGACATGATCGGCGCTTTCGCTCATGCCTGGTGGGACTCCGACGTCCTCAGCAAGCTCTTCCTCGGCGCCGGCGCGCTGCGGCTATTCGGCGGGCCCGGAGTCTTCAGCAAGCTCGGCGGGACGATGTGGCAGCGGATGATCGGCGGGATGGGGTCGAGCACCGTTGCCGGTGCGGCCGGCGGCGCGGGGGGCGTGCTCGGCAAGTTCGCCGCCCCCGGGGCTACGCCCGCCCGCCCGATGTTCGTTGCCGTCGTCAACGGCGGCATGCCTGGAGGAGACATCCCCGGTGGCACCGGGACGAAGGGCGGCTGGTGGAACACCGCTAAGAGCTGGGGCAAGGGGGCGGCCCTCGGCGGTGCCCGAGGTGGTCTCGAGGCCGCCGGTGTGATTGTCGTCTTGGGGGCCGCCGCAGGGACCGCCGCGATCGGTGGTGCCGCTGGCTCGGCCATCGAGGACAGCCTCGCCCCCGACGGCGCCGGTGGGCTGACGAAGGCCCAGAAGGGCGTCGCCAAGTTGCGGGCCGAGGTCAAGAGGCTGGCCGAGGCGGGCGAGGAGATCCCGGCTCGGATGATCACCAAGGCGGGTCTCAACCCGAAGGAGCTGAAGGACGCCGGCTACAACGTCACCGGCCTGCGAGTGAACATCAAGAGCCTCTCGAAGACCCTGGACGACAGCGGCGACGGCTTCAGCGCGTTCACCAAGAAGCTCAAGAGCCAGTTCGGCAGCCTCGAGGACGCCGCCGCGTCGATGAGCAAGGGGCAACGCACGGCGCTGGTCAACGCCGCCGACGCCGCTCGCGACGCCGGCTCGATCACCGACAAGCAGTTCGACAAGATCGTCAAGACCTTCGGCACGGCCAAGCAGAAGAACCGCGAGATGTGGGAGGACATCGCGCAGGTCACCGGCCAGAGCGCCGGCAAGGTCAAGAAGTCGACCGGCTCGATGGCCACGGACTTCATCCAGGACATCGCCAACATCAAGGGCACGACCGCGGTCGGCCTCGCCGCGATCGCCGACGACACCAACAAGGCCCTCCGCGCCTTCGGGGTCGAGGAGCTGAAGTGGTCGACCTCACCGGCCGATCACCCCGGGAACCTTCACAACGCGAAGCAGCGCGGCGGTTTCGTCGGCTTCCAGGGCGGCGGGGTGGCGATGGTCCCCGGCGCCGGCACCGGCGACAGCTTCCACACGGTCGTCCCCGACGGCACCTTCATCCTCAACCGAAACGCTGTCAACGAGTTCTTCGGTCTGCAGCGAGGTGGCCCCGTCCCCGTCGTCCTCGAGCCGGGCGAGCTCGCGTTCTCGCCAGCGGCGGTCGCGCAGATGGGCGGCTTCCTTCAGTGGGCCAACGACGCGGCGCCGCGGTTCGCCTCCGGCGGCTCCGTCGCTATGCCCGGGACTGGTGTCCAGCGCAGCTACCCCGGGGTGAGCGGTGACACCGACTTCATCCCTGCACTCGGCAACGCGCTCTCGCGGATGGCGAAGGGGACCGGCCAGTCGATCTCCGTGCAGTCGGGCTTCCGTACCTACGCCGAACAGGCTGCTCTCCAAGGTGGGCCGAACCCCGCGGCGGCGCCCGGCACCTCTCACCACGAGTACGGCTACGCGGCGGACATCACGCCGGGCAACTCGGTCTTCGGCGGTGTCGCCGGGAAGTACGGCCTGACCTTCCCGCTCCTGGGAATCGGGGAGCCCTGGCACATCGAGCTCGCAAACCCAAACTCACCCGCGGCCAAGGCGGTCGCAGCGGTCGCAGCGGCGGCGATCAAGCGCCAGGTGGTCGACGGTCCGGACGGCAAGCTAAAGGACCTCTCGCAGGCCGCTCTCGACAAGGCCTGGAAGGGCGCCAAGGACTATGTGAACAAGAAGCAGCCGGCAGGAGCCGGCGACGGTCCCGTGAGCTTCCCCAAGGGCGGCGCCGTCGACGTCGGGAACCTCCCCCCGGCCCTGCAGAAGTGGAACAAGCGCTTCCCGGGGGCCATGCTTCAGACAGATCCAGGCGCGTGGATGGGGCTGACCGAGATGCCCTTCAACGTCGCCGCCGCGATCGCCGAGTGGGCCGGGATGCCGGGCGTCACGATGGCCCAGGTCTCCAAGGGCGAGGGCAGCCTGAAGCCGGGCTCGATGGGCGACGACAACGGCGACGGCAAGCCCGACGGCTACGGCTGGCTGGCGATCACGCGGCCCTACGGCGACAGCTTCGGCGTCAACAAGTACGGCGGCTACGAGGGGATGCTCAATCCGATCTCCAACGCGATCGTGGCCAAGGGGATGTACGACGCGCAGGGGCTCGGCGCTTGGTACGGCCAGCGCTACGTCACCGACACGAACGCCCACTACTCCGGCCCGCTCCTCGGCAAGCAGCGCGGCGGCTTCGTCGGGATGAAGAAGGGCGGCTACCCGAAGCCGACCGAGGGTGAGTTCGACCCGAAGCCTGAGGACCCGCCGACCGGGTTCGGCCCCGCCCTGCCCGGCTTCCCGACGGGGCCGGTGAAGCCGAGCAAGCTGACCTTCGAGCAGCAGCTCACGCTCCTCGGCATCCAGCTCACGAACGCCGAGGAGACGACCGACACGGCTGACGACCTCGCAATCCTGCTCAAGCAGCAGTCGCTCATCCAGGCTGAGCTCGACAAGACCAGCGCCGAGCTTGCGGACCTCCACCTCACGAAGGACGACAAGGAGAAGGCACGCAAGCTCGCGGCGGACGCGACCGCGGCGATGCGCAAGAAGTTCATGGAGGACGGCAAGCTCTCGGGCAAGGAGCAGCGCCAGCTCGAGCGCGCTGAGCAGACGGCGATGAAGGACGCCGGCCGCGACATCCTCACCAAGCGCCGCGACGAGCTGCTCGAGGGCGTCTCCGACCTCACGGGGCAGTTGGCCTCAACGGGCGACTCGATCGACTCGCTGAACGAGGACGCGCTTGAGAACCTCGCGGAGCTCACCGAGGCGATGAGCAGCCTCGCCACGGCGATCCAGGAGCAGAACGAGCTGGCCTCCCGGGGGTCCACGGTCCAGAACTCTCAGCTCGTCCGGGCACTGGCCGACATCCTCTCCGGTGAGATCGGCGGGCGCGTCGCCTCGGCCGGCATGACCGCCGGCTACGGCCAGGTGGCGGCTGCCTGATGGCCACGCTCGAAGCCCTCAGCCTGGGAGGTCTCAACCTCAACGACCAGACCACTTGGTACGCCGAGTCGCTGACGATCGCCCCGCCCTCTAAGCGCCTCCAGCGCCTGTCCTCACCCGACGCCGACGCCGACCTCCTCGCCGAGGTGGCCACCTACGAGCTGCGGCAGGTCACCCTCAGGCTTCGGTACGTAGCCAGTGGCGGGACGGTCGACACCGCGCTGACGGCGATCAACGCGCTGCAGGGCTACCTGCAGCAGGCCGAGGAGCTCGACTCCGGCTCGGCGCTCACCTGGACGCCGGCCAACTCGACGTTCACGGGGACGATGTACGTCCAGACGGGTGAGATCACCGACCTGCCGGTGACGTGGGAGGGCGACGACTCCGGCTGGTTCCTCGCCAACCCGGTGATCACGCTCCGCCTCGACTGCTTCCCGTTCATCCACGGGGCCGAATACAGCGCCGGAACGATGAGCTCGACGTCGAACCGGATCGGCACCCTCACCGCCGCGAGCGTCCCGGGGACGGTTCCGGGCCTCGGCCGCCTGGTGATCACCGACGGCGCCACCCAGAACCGCTCCCACGTTGAGATCGGCGGGGAGCGCTACGGCTACAACAGCGGCTCCCCTTCGTCGCTGGACATCCTCGGCTCCTCCATGACCGCACTCGGCGGGACAATCACCGGCTCGGGCGCAGGCTCCTACGTCTCGATGAGCGTCGGCACCACCCCCGTCGCCCTCGCCGAGGTCACGGGGATGGGGCACATCGGCCCGCACAACATCCGCGCTCAGGTCGAGCGAACGGCCACCGGGACCACGCTCAAGGTCCGAGCCGCCTCGAGGACGAACGACGGTCCCTGGACCTACACCCCCTGGCGCACCGTCCCCTCGGGGATCGGCACCTACGACATCTTCTGCGGCTCGCTCGACTTCCCGGTCGTGAAGAAGGGCACCCAGTCGAGCACGCTGCGCTTCGAGTGCTACGCCTCGGCCGCCTCCACGATCAAGCTCTACCGCCTCAACCCGATCCCGACCGAAGTCGTCTACGGACTCGCCAGGGCGATCGCGCCGGCAAGCATCCCCTCTGCGACGAGCTACATCTACGTAGACGCCTTCAACCAGGCCGGCGGTGGCAGTCTCTCGGGCAAGTCTCCCGACACCGGCGCGGGAACCTGGAGCGAGTCGGGTGCGGCAACGAACTTCACCTACGACTCGACGGCGAAGAACGTCAGCCGAGCGGTCAACGATTCTCTGGTCCCGCACTTCGCCACGATCGGGTCGACCAGCTCCGCAGCAGGGGTTCAGGCGTATGTGCAGACCTCCCTCCCCACCTTCGGCATCATCAAGCGAGGCGGTGTGGTCACGCGCTACTCGAGCACCTCGAACTACGCCGCGGCCTACATAGACGTCACGACGACCGCCCAGATCCTGACCGTTGTCGTCTGCTCGGGCGGAACGGTGACGACGCTGTTCTCGCAAGTCATCGGCGCGCTTACGGCGACGATTCAGCTCGTCGTCGTCGGCGGGGTGTGGCAGGTCTCGGCTGGTGGGTTCTCCGCGAGCGGCTACGACGCGATCCTGGCCGCTCTCGCCGCTGGCACAAGCGGCCTCTACAACTCGGCAAATGCCGCTCTCGCCTTCTACTACGACAGCTTCTACACCTGGACGCCGACCTCTGACGTCGCCCTCTACTCGGGGCGGAGCATGGAGTTCCGCTGGGATTCAACGATCCGAGAGGTCTCCGGCGGCTCGGCGTGGACGAACGTCCCGAGCTTCCGTGGCCGCCGCCTCTACATCCCGCCGGCTGGGCCCGGCGGGCTGACGACTCGGCTGGCCATCAAGGATCGAAGGTCTGACGTGGACGGCGGCCAGGCCGACTCGGCCGACAGCGCCCGCACGGCGACCCTCTACGTCACCCCGCGCTACCTGAGCGTCCCAGGCACCTGAGGAGGCGAGGATGCCCGACTATCGCGCCGCTCGCAAGGCGTCACGCCTCGCTGTCGAGATCGAGACCGCCGACGGCGTCCGCTTCACGCTCGACAGCGACGCCACCCGCGCCGAGGACCGCCCGGTGCAGATCAGCTTCCGCACCCAGCGAGGCGACGGCTTCGCCGACGGGTCGATGACCCTCCGCCGCTCAGTGCTCCGGGACTACCCCGACCTCACCCTGCTCAACACGGTGCGCTTCATCGGAGCCGACGGGCAGATCGCCTACGAGGGGCGCATCGGAGGTATCGCTCGCGAGTCCTCGTCAGACGGGCACTCGATCACGCTGCCGCTGCAGGGCTGGATGGCCCACGCGAAGGCCAAGAGGTTCCGGGAGCTCTACGTCGACCGGGACCTGAGCAGGTGGGTGAACACGCCGTCGAACGCACGCCAGCTGCAGACGATCGCCGCCGCCGCCCCGAAGAGCTACCTCTCCGGCGCGAGCGATGTGCAGTTCGACCCCGCCTCCCAGCTACCGGCTGTGCGCCAGCAGATCACCCGGATCGCCGACACCGCCGCCACCAGGCGCACCACTGCCGAGTGCTGGTACTACGCCAACGGAATCCCGATCGGCGCAATCGCCGGCGGCTACGGCGACAAGGACAAGTCCACCAACGCCGCCCTTCCGTCGGGAACCTGGTACGCCGGCGCCGGGCTCGAGACGGCCGACACGCTCACCGGCTCCAACGGCACAGCGAACCTGGCCGGCACCACCTCGCCGTGGTCTGTGAGCGCCTCAGCGACCCGCTACTACGCCTGGCTGCAGTTCCTCTTCTACGGCACCTCGACCGCAGACGGTGAGTGGTCGGCCTACTACCGAAACCCCTACGTCGTCGGCACCCACGGCCTGACGTTGAGCTCGGGCGGGCTGACCGTCTCCCAGATGATCAAGGACTCCGCCGCTCGCTTCGCCCCGAAGCTCGATACGACGAATGTCACCGACACCACCTACCCGGTCCAACACGCGGTGGCGGTTGACCCGGTCTTTCCCTACGACTTCTGGCAGCAGCTCAACCAGCTCCACCTCTGGGAGCTGAGCGTCTGGGAGGACCGCTCCCTCTACTTCCAGGCCCCGTCGTCCCTTGATGATTACGACTGGCAGGTCCGCACCGACGACCCGGGGGTCTCGCTGACCTTCGCCGGCGACTCGGTGACCGAGCTCTACAGCGGCGTCGAGGTCAACTTCACCGACCTCTACACGCAGCTGCCGAAGCGGATCACGCCCGACAACTACCCGGCCGACCTCGCCGACACGGATGCCGACAACCCGGCAACAAAGGCGGGAGAGCCGCGCTGGTACCCCTACGACCTCGCCTTCCCGGCCACCGAGGCTGACGCCGTGCAGTATGGCCGCGCGCAGCTCGCCGAGGTGATCCGGGCCAAGTCCCCGGTGCAGATCAACGCGGGCTTCACGATCCGCGACCGCGCCGGCAATCCGCAGCCAGCCTGGAAGGTGAGGGCGGGTGACCGGATCGCGATCACCGATCACCCCAACGACGCGCCCCGTCGCATCGTTGATACCTCCTACACGCACGACGGTCGCGGGCTGAGCATCTCGGCCGACCGTGCCTCGTCGCAGCTCGCGGCGGTGATCGACCGGATCTCGCTCGCTCGCACCGCGGCGTCCCTGTCCTGATCCTCCGCGCCCTCGGGCGCTCCATACCCGAAAGGACGACCGATGGCCTATCCCAACGGCGGCATCCCCGCGAGCGCACTTCGCCCCATCGCAGGTGACGGCCACCTCGTCCCCGCCGCAGCCGCCGCGTGGAACGCGATGGCGAACTACATCTACGAGCGCACCGGCCAGAAGATCGCGCCGAAGGGTCCGTATTCGTCCTACCGCACCTACGCGATGCAGGTCGAGATGAAGCGGATCTACGGCTCCAACGCCGCGACGCCGGGTACCTCGAACCACGGCTGGGGCCTCGCCGTCGACACCGCATGGGATGCGCTCATCAACCAGTACGGCGCTCAGTTCGGCTGGCAGAAGGCGTGGAGCGACGCGAGCTGGGAGCCGTGGCACTTTCGCTGGGTCGAGGGCCACTACAGCGGGGGCGATCCGGGGCCGGACTACTCATCGCATCCGAAGTGGTGGAAGCGAGTCACCGGCCTAATCGCAGACCTGCGAGTAAAGCGTCGGGACAAGAAACGGCGGAGGAACGCGACCGACAACGCGGATCGAAAGTCGAAGCTCCACCGACAGATTCAACGGATTGGGGACTACATCGACAGGCTGCTCCGTCGCAAGAAGGATGCTGAGTGATGCGGCCCTGTCCAAAGTGTGGGGCTGCGACCAGTAACTCCTACTGCCGACCGTGCCAGCGGGAGTACAACCGGTCCTACTATCGCCGCAACAGGTCGAAGGCGCTGGCCGCAGTTAAGCGCCGACGTGACGCCGACCCCGAATCGGCGCGGATCAAAGAGGCTGAAATCCGCGCCCGTCGAGCCTCCAAGCATCGTGCGGATGCTCGTGCTCGGGAGCGCAAGATCGGCAAGCTCAGCGCCGAGTCGCGCCGCTTCGACTCGATCCTTCGCCGCGACCCCTGCTCCTACTGTGGCGCTGGGGCGACCGAGGTGGACCACATCGTTCCGGTGGTCGCCGGGGGGAAGAACCACTGGGAGAACCTGACCGCCTCCTGCAAGCCGTGCAACCGGGGGAAGTGGGATAAGCCGCTTCTCGCCTACCTACTGGAGCGTGAACGGTGAAGGCGTCACGCCGCGGCGCTCGCTTCGTCGCCCGTCACGAAGGCTTCCTCCCCAAGCCCTACGCCGCCCCGTTCGACCCCCCCGGCGTAGTCACCCAGGGATTCGGGACCACGAGCCTCGAACGCCCCGAGATCAAGCTCGGCGGTCCGCGGGTGAGCAAGCGCAAGGCTCGCCGCTGGCTGCGCGACTCCCTCGACGACAAGGCCCCGCTCCTCCGCGGCCTCGAGCTGCGCCAGCAGGAGATCGACGCCCTGCTCTCGGGCGCCTACAACCTCGGCCCCGGCTACCTGACGCCGGAGTCCTCGACGCTCATGCGTCGCCTGCTCTCAGCCGAGGGCCGCACCTTCGCCGGGAGGCAGGCGATCTACCGCACCGAGATCCCTCGGTGGTCCAAGGCCGACGGCATGGTCCTCGACGGGCTGCGGCGACGGCGCGACGACGAAGTCCGACTCGCCTGCGAAGGCGTCTACCGATAGGAGCATCCATGACTGCCTACCTCAACGCCCGCCGTAAGCCCATCGTCGGCGTCATCACCAGTGCCGTCACCTACCTCGCCACGGCAGTCGGCCTCGACCTCGACCCCGAGCTGGCGGCGCTGATCTCCGGTGCCGTGTTCGCGTTCTTCGTCGAGCGCACTCGGAACGTCTGAGGAGGGAGACCGTGCGTGGACCCGTGGGTGAAATGGCGTGGGCGCATCCGCGACGTCGTCGCAATCGCGATTGGCGCCTACATCGCGATCAGGGCGTCGGAGCCGCCGATCACGGTGGAGGATCTCCCGGCGTTCACGGCGGCCGCAGGTTTCATCGGCGTCCCCTTCGTCGCCCGCCAGGAAAAGTGATGTTCGCGGGCGGCCTCGGGACGCTGGCCTACGTCGCCATCGTCACGGTGATCTTCGCCGTCGAGCACCTGATTCTGAGGATCTTCGCTTGAAGACCCGCTACGTCCCCCACGCCCTCGCCGTGGCCGCGGCGACACTCGGTGCCTACCTCGTGGCCGATCAGGTCGTCAAGGACACCCAGGCGCAGCTCGAGGCCGCCGCGTCGGGCAACGCGACCGCCGACTACTTCAACGCCGTGGACGCCTGCGAGCGCGGCAACCCCCTCCGCGGGGTCGTCTACCGCAACACGGCGATCTCAGTCAAGCAGTCGAAGGGAATCGGAGACCAGCCGAAGGTCACCCAGGTCTTCGAGGACAACAAGGCCGCGCTGCTCTCCACCCCCGGCATCGACCCCGAGACCGGCGAGGTGGACTGCCTCGCGGTGATAAAGCGCCCGCCTGACGCCGACCCCTACGTCCCACCGGAGCAGCGATGAGCCGCGGCTGGGTGATCCTCTACGGCGTTCTCGTCGGCGTTGCCCTGGTCGTCGGCGGCTACCTGCGCTACGAGCCCTCACGCGACGCGGTGACGCGGATCGTCGCCTCGCCCTGCCAGCAAGACCCCGAGGACCGGGAGTGCGCCCGCCTGCGCAAGCAGATCGTCGGCGTCGAGCCGCTGAGCGTTCCCTGCACCTCCCTGCGCCGCATCGTCCGCGACAAGGAGATCCTCGCCCGCTTCACGGTCTGCCTCGACCCGCGCCAAGACCTAGAGCAGAACGGCTCCACGAACGAGAGCACAGGAGACCCCGATGCCGAGACACCCGATCAGCCAGCCTCCGACGATGGAGCCGGTGGCGATGGCCTTCCTTCTGACGGCGGGGCCGACGATCCTGGCGATAGCGGCGCTGAGGTTCCTCCCTCCGACCCCGACCCTCCGCCAGCGGGCGGCGGGGGTGGCGAGAACCCTGACGACCCTGGGACTGGCGGCGGCGGTGGGACGCCGACCGAGCCGCCCCCCGCTGATTCCACGCCGCCGCTGATCGACACGGGTCTCACCGGCTCCTGCGTCGAGGTCAGCCAGGGTCCGCTCCTGCCTCCCGTGAAGGTGTGCCCGTGAGCGTCGCGAACTTCCGCCTGCAGCGATCCCAGAGGACCCTCGCCGACATCCGGGTCCGCCTGGTCGGCGTGCAGGAGTCGAGCCCCGAGCTCGCCGAGGCGATCGGCGACGCGCTCAACC